GGTCGTGTTCGAAGCGTACAAACCCCGCTTCGGCCCTTTCGGGACTTAAGATACCGTCAGTGTGAAGTCGGTGGGAGCGCCGGTGGCAACGGCAGCACCCAGGTACATCCAGACAGGGTAGTGCGAGTTCCGAGGATAAAGATGTCCTCGGTACAGGTACTCGTCTCCGACGATCACAGTGTACACCGTAGTACAGGCAGTTCCGGACACGGTTTCGCTCTCTTTGGTGATAGCGTCATCGGGCCCTTCCCAACACTTGTGCCAACCAACATGGTTAGACACTGCGGCTGCACCCATGCCTGTGAAGGCGGTTGCACCCGACACGTGGAGGGTGAGAACGTACTTGCCGGGCCGCGTAAACGCTACCCGACACTTGTCGACCAGTCCATCGACAGTGGCCGCTAGGGTCATGCCGTAGGAAGCAAGTGCATCGGTGGTGGCCACGGATTCAGGCCAGATAAATTCGCCGACAGCGCCGGACTGCCACGCCTGTGAGATCTCAAGGTCCGCCGGCTGGCTCGGAATTTCATACTCCGGGATGCGCAGCGTGACGTCGTATTCGACCCAGACTTCACCGATCGTTGCAGTGACCGAAGGATCAGTCACGTCAACAATAAGCTGGCCGGGGTCGTGCCACTTCAGCGAATCAGCTTGGAAGGTGGCTTCACGAACAAAGAATTCTCGGGACGGGCAACGGAACGGCAGTCGAATGCTGTTCCACAGCGGGCCTCTCACGACGCCGTCAAACATGTAGAGCTGCGCCTTAGATAGGTCGTAGTCTCTGTCATCGGGGTCGTATTCCGGGGCTAGCGCGATTGCACCGGTTGTGGCGGTAGCAGTCGCCGTGACGTACTCAAATGTGAGTGAGTGCATGCGATACTTTTCAAAGCCGCTCGCGATGCCCTTCAGCCAAGGAAACGTAATTCCTGGGTTGATGGCCACCACGCGGCGATAATCAGTGCTTGCAGTCACATCAACATCGAAGAGATACTCACGATGTTTGATCCGGACTGAAGGGGCTCGTCTGTTCCTGACGATTCGGCCCCGTGACACAGGAGCTCGTAGCTCCGTGTCACGGGCAGCGCTCTGCCTCCGGCTTCGGGGGCGCTTCCTCCGTCGGCGTTTGAGATAGGCTCCGGCCGCCGAGGCCGTTGCAGCTGTAACGAGCGGGATTGCCGCTCTGACGAGCTTGGAAAGAGTTGCGGGGTTGGGGTTGGCGTTCATGAGAACAAGAAAGAAAGAAAGAAAGAATGAGAAGTTGAAAGGTTGGGGGGTATTCACCCGGGGGCCACCTACAAATCAGCATCAATCATCATCTCCATAAACGGTGCGTCGATCACGCACGGCAGGCCGAAGCGGGCAATCTGGCCTGTCACCGAGGCCACAAACGTGGCCTCATCCTCGATCGTCAATCCATAGAACTCATAAAAGGCTGCGTACGTCTCGCTGCACGGTTCCAGAAACCCCTTTTCCGGACTACTCTCAATGGCGACGTAATCCGGGTCAATTGCATTGACATCTTTCAGGTATTCCAAAAGGAACCGCACAACCGGGCCAAGGAAAGGCACGTGCGCACTGGTGTCAAGCACCGAGAGCAGCACCCCCTTCAACAGGCCAACAGTGTCGGTCCACCGCCGATCATTCTGCGCCAGGAGGACACCGATCTTCGCGAGCGTGCGACCGGGCTTCTTCCCAATGGCGTGAACAATATCCCCGGTGAGTGAATCCCGGGCGGGGTAAAAGCGACACGAAACGTACTCTGCCTCGAGCAGCGTGGATGTGATGCCTGCCGGATCGACACGGAAGCCCCACTCTTCTGCATGCGCCTCGAGACAGCGCAGAAACTCCGCGCGGGTCCCGAACACAGCCAAGTAGGTCGGTCGATACAGCATTCCAAAGTTGTCGTCACCAAGTACACCGGCCGCCCACTCGCGCGGGCTGATGCCGTGCCGCTCCATGAACGAATCAAGGAAGCGGGCGGTAGAGGCGCTATTCCCAGATGATGTGTTCAAATCTCCGGACTTTCGAGTTCCAGGCACGCTCCAGAAGTTGTCACGATAGTACACCTTCGAGTGCTTCATAGCCTGCAGTATGCACCGAATAAATTCGGGATCGTCGGGATCGGCCCCCAGAATCCCTTGAGCAACATATCCCTCGATCTCGAGGTCAATAAGCTCCGGACACTGAGTGACATCATACTTCGAAAAGTCAGAATAAAAGTACATCACATCCCCGGCCAACCTGTCATGATGGAATTCGAACCACTCCGAATAATCGAAAGTGGTGGCTCCACAGGTGTACCAAAGGTGGGACATCAGGTGATGTTGCGCCTTCATCGCGAAGGTGACTTGATCAAAGAACGGCCCAAGCTTCAGCTTGGCAAGGTCGGAGAGCCCTTGAATCATCCTAGGACGATAAGGCTCAAATCCGGACTCCTTGGCAATGACCAGCTTCTCTCGTTTCACGAAACCCTTGTATGCGAGCTGGCCCTTGCGATAATCCCCGTTCCTGATCTTCTCCAACGTGCCCTGTAAGCGGCGACGGTGTTTCTTGGGGAACTTCTGAATGTATTCCTCCGCCGTCAACCAAGCATGCCCCTCCACCCATTCGCCGTTATGTCGATAGGCTCCATAGGGTACATCACCATAGGTGAGTTTCTGGTACGAGCATGATTGTGCCATATCCACCAACTCCCGCAAGTTGCGGGTCGGGCCTGGCATCGCGATGCACGCCCGAGTCAAACATGAGACATAACAGTTGTGGTCACTGCGGCTGTAGCAGATTGGCACCGCATTGTAGAACACGAAGATAGGAGTGAGCCCGGCCCCTTCGCCAACGTCGTTCTTCAGGGGAAGGATGTTCAGCTGATCGAACTGTATCTCAGCACGCGGGTTGAGCGCCACTTTCCGAAGATCGTAAGTGCTCTCCAACGGCCTTATATCACGCCCGATCGGCAACTTCCCACTGTAACGAAACACTTGGCGTTCCTCATCAACGCGGCGACACCAGGCCTCACCCTCATCCACACGGCTCAATCGACGCCGTGCCCATTCGACAACGAGGGCAAGAATGAAAACCAGGCTCAACAGCACTGGTCGCCAATAACTGGTGCCTCCAGGTTCAGGAGGAAGGACCGAACTGTCTTGTGCAAACGCGGCTGGCACCCCGACCGACCCAAACGTGATGAGGAACGCTAACACGAAGAGAACCCGCATCACCGGTACAAAGAAGGGTCTGTACTTGACAGTCATCACGACAACACCACGTGTCAGACCACATATGGTAAGAATGCCCTGTATGAGACAGGGCCACGCGGGGAAATTGTCGAGGGTCAAGTTCAAGGCGCCAAGCACGAGAGTGCTGACTGCAGAGAACAGGAGAAGAACGAGCACAATGATCTCACACAATGGTAACTTCGCCGTGGGAAACTCGTAGTAGGTGTTCGCCTTTTCGATGGCGGCACGTTTCCGTTGGAGAGGCGCGAGGTGTTTCGCGTTCTCGAGGGCTTGCTCCATTGCGTACCGCGCCACAGCCAGCTGCACACGCGGGATGACTCTGCTCAACTCCTGGTTGTCACGACCGTAGCGGCGAACGTGATTCCTTGCGCAGGCAAACACGCTCTTCCACGATTTGGGACCCATGGTTTCTTGGGCGGCCAACGTCACCTCCGCCACAATCTTGGCCGGAAGGCTAATCAACCCCCATTTCGGATCATTAATCTGAACCACTTCTCCCACTTCTCGCATCATCACCGCCTCCTTCGTCCCGATCGAATACTTGACCCAGCGGTCAGCATCAACAGGAACGTCCTTGTAGGCCGAAATCTGGAACCAAACCACGAAGCACTCCGGCACACCAATGTTGCCCGGAAAAATCTTCCACGTTAGGTTGAACTTCTGCGCCTTCAGGTCCAATGACAGTCCTCCTTGTAGTCGCGGCTTTGTGCCCCACTCCATCCCCGATCCACCCGCGGTCACAGACACCGACAAGGATGAATGTGTTTGCAAGAACCTCCAATCACCAACTGGAGAGATCACAGATCCACACACCTTCATCAGTGGCTTCAGTCTGCGTCTCAAAAGATTCTCGTAGCAGGGGGGGGCCTGGTAGGATGCCTCAGCGCTGATGCCGCAAGCCTGGTTGGGCACGATTGCACAGAATCGATGCCCTACCAGGTTGCCTAATCCTTGGGCAGCTGGGGCGTACAAGCCGGCGACAGCAGTCAAGACAGCGGGAAGATCCGAATCCCAAACCGGTCCATAGTATGAGCGATCATGGGTGCCCGACTTCATGCGAAATTCAGACAACCCATTTGCAACGCGTCGCAGCGTATGCACTTCACGAGCATGATTCAACTCAATCAGCGTAAACAAGACCGGAGTGGAGACGAACTGCTTCCCACTCTCAACTTTGTGCGATTCACCCACACGGTACTTCAACATATCGAGATGTCTCGTACTGAGGGCGAACGAACTGCGAAACCCTGAGTTGGGTTTCTTGCGAAGCCCTTCATCGGGCTTCTTACCGCCATGACGGTGCGGCTCTCCGGGCCCCTTTTCGGGGCCTCGTCCCTTGGGACGTCCTCCACGATACGAAGATCGGGAGGAGGACCGCGAATCGCGGTCACTTGGTTGCCTTCGGCCATCACGCTTCGGGCTGGAGTTCGCAGGACTTTCACGTGCCTGCCGGCGATTTCTCCGTCGCCGAGTCTTGGAGGTCTGACTTCGTGGGTGCCGCCTTCCGCGACGCCCCTTCCGCCTTCCGCAACCTTGTCCGATAATCACTCGGGCCTCTCGTGGGTTGGAGATTTCCACGACAGGAGGCTCGTTGACATCGGCCAGGAGTACAGGTTCTTCGAACATGACATCACTGTCATACGAAGCATTATCCACCTCCCCGAACTCTTCACCATCGCTGCCAAAAATGCCCTCGAAGGACGATTCAGGATCATCCATAAAGGCACCGGCGCTGATGGGAAGAACTCCCCGGGGGGACCCCTGTCCGTCAACGGCTCCCTGCAGCAATCCTGCTGAGGTATCCGAGTCCACCAGGTCACAGTCGTTAGAAGGTTTGGCTTGGTGCGCCACACCCCTCCCGTCCGACCCCGTCCGACCACGCGCACTTTCTTGCAAAGATGCGTTCATCGCGCGTGTCCTGGAGTTTGATTTCGTCTGGGC